ATCGTGCCCGACATCATGAAGGAAGTGCGCGAGAGCCGGGAGCATGACCGCGAAGTGGAGCGGATGAAGTTGCAGTCCGACCTCCAGCTAAAGTTGCTCCAGGTCCAGGCCCAGGTCAAGCTTGAGGAGACCGATGCCAACCTCGTCGTCGAACAGATCAAGGCGTCGGGCGAGCAAATGCGGGCAATCCTCGAAGCCCAGAAGCCCGTCCAGATTCCGTGGATTGACGGCTTCAATGCCCTGATCCGGCCCGCGACTGCCGCCCTGATGATGCTCCTCTTCTTCGTCATCTCTGCCCTCTACTCCTACGCCATCATCGACAGGGCCATTGCCATCGGGCCCGCAGGTTTCGAGGTTGCCGCGACGGCCATCTGGGGGTCCCTCGTAGGTGAGGCGATCCAGGCAGTCCTGGGCTTCCTCTTCGGCTACAGGTCCACGCGGAGCCTCGTGAGATTGCGGTGAACCCGTACGCCCTCAACCTCATCCGGGAATTCGAAGGACTACACCTCGCACCCTACCTGTGTCCTGCGGGCGTCCCGACCATAGGCTATGGGGCCACGCGCGACTTCAGGGGACCCGTCGCGATGGACCGCCCTCCCATCTCAAGGCTTGAGGCGGAACTCCTCCTGATGCGCGACGCGGCCCTGGGCGAATTGGCAGTCCTCCGTCACGTGCAGCCTGTCCTCTCCCCCAAGTCTGTAGGAGCCCTAACCTCTTTCGTCTACAATTTGGGGGCGGGGGCACTTGCCCGGAGTACCCTGCTCAGGCGCATCAATGGGGGCGAGTGGGACGACGTTCCCCGGCAGTTCCTCAGGTGGAACATGGCTGCGGGCATAAAACTTGCGGGCCTGACGAGACGGAGACAGGCCGAAGCCACCCTCTTCATGGAAGGTATCAATGAGCAGACAGGAGACTAACCCGTGACCCAATCCAATCTGGGGTACCTGTACGGTATCCTTCTTCCCCCGTGGAGATGCCATGACGATAAGCCGCGCTTCGATCCCCGCCCAGATTTCAAGGACGCCCATGCAGACGAAGCCAAAGTCTCTGCGTCAAATCCTCAAGGAGGAAGTCAGTGGACAACGTAGTTCAGTTCAGGCAGGACGGGCGCGGGGGACAAGCTCACCTGCAAAAGGCCTTCGAGGAGCTGCGCGTCCTGGTCGAAGGGGGCGAACTTGAGGGCATGATCGTCATCGGGACAGTCAAGGATGGGAACTGCCTTACGTGCGTCGCAGGTCAACTGTCCACGTTCCAGATGGTCGGGCTTCTAGAGGCGACCAAGGCGTACCTCCTCTCGGAGTAGTGTCGCGCCCCGCACTTTTGTCGGGCACGTGCGACAGGACTCAGTACATGATCTCCGAGTAGGAATTGGGGCGCAACCTTGGGAGTTCGTCCAGACCCAGGAAGTCGGGACTGGGCCCATCCATATTCTTGTAGACTTGGGCGTAGGCTATGTCCCCTCCCCACAGGGCTTGGACGAGGGGACCATAGACTTCCCTCAACTTACGCTCCACTCCGCCCTTCCTCGTAAGTTTGACTTCGAGGACGAGGCGTGGGCCCCTGCCCTGAATGAGGATGAGGTCGGGCTGGCAGAACGTCCCATTGACGTAGATCCACTGGCCGTGAATGAGGAAGTCGTCCAGGCTCAGGGTCAGGGAGACGGCCTGGGCAACCTTCTTCTCATAGGCAATGCCTCGGCGCTGCATCCCCGAATAGACGGGCGGGGGCAGGACCGGGGGCCTAAGGCCTAGGCGGGGATTCACGTAATTTGGGGAACCTTAAAGATGAGGTTTGAGCGGACCACGTAGTTGGTTCCCTCTTTCTCGACCCACACCTTGACTTCGTCCCCGGTCTTTCTGTAGTAGGCCCGGATGCGCGCGGCCAGTTCTTCGGAGCGGGCTTTTGAATGGAGGCTCATGACCAATCCTTCAGTCCTTGTGGGTTGTCCTTGCGGGCCTTCCCCCAGTTGTATCCCGTCTGTGCTTCCCACGGAATGACCATCTGACGGCTGACACCCCAAATGTCTACCACAGTCATGGGGTAAGTCAACCTCTTTAAGATGCGCGGGAGCAATTCTTGTTCGCGTCCTATGGGGATCTGGCCGAAGGCGGCATCGTGAATGTTGTTGAGGATCTGGACATCCTTCTCATTTGTCCAGATGTCGAGGAGTCCCCTAGAGGTGAGGTCCCCGACCGTAGACTGGGGCACGTAGGCAACGGCTGCCCGGATCGAGGCATCTTCGCGCGGATTGTCCCAGAAATTGCGGACACGTCCCATGGGTGTTACGAGTTTTCTCTTAGTTTGGATTTCGCGCGCGACCCACATCTGCCACTTCCTGATGTTCGGAAAGGCCTTGAAGTACTTCGTCTGGAAACTTTCGACGACCTGGGTCTCGACCTTCAGGGTGCGGGCAATCGTATAGGGGGTGCCAATATAATTACTCCCGTGCGCACACCTCTTTGCGATGTCCCTATAGGACATGTCCCTGTAGTATTTGCGGTCGGCCAGTTCCCTCCGAGGTTCGAAGCCGAAGACCATGGAGGCAACCATCGTATGGACGTCCCCGGACTCGATGGCCTTGATGTAGGCTTCGTCCCCCGCGAGGTAGCCGACGACCCGCGCTTCTGCCCCCTGCTGGTCGCAGTTGAAGAAGACGTGGCCTGGATCTGGAATGAAGATGCGCCTGATCCAGTCGTCGATGTTCTGGAGGTTGGACCCTACGCCAAAGGGATGGGCGCTCGAAGACCAGCGACCAGTATCGGTTCCGCCCACATTGAAGGAGGCATGCCAGCGCCCGTCGAGCAACTTCTTGGTGAGGGTGTCGAGGGTCTTCTCAAGGTCCCGCATGCGGAGGAGGTGCGAGAGGAAGGGCTGGGCCCGCACGTACCCATTGTGCAGGCGTTCGAGGGTGTCCCGGTCCGTCGAGATCTTGGCCGCGCCCTTCTTTGAGACGACGACTTCGGGCAGGAGCAGGTCCTGGTAGAGGAGGGTCTGCATCTGGACGTAGGAGCGGGGATTGTACGTCCGACCGAGGACTTCTTGGCAGAAATAGTCGAAGCCTTCAGTCACCCGAGCGAGGCGAGTCCCGAGTGTCTGGGCCGCCTTTGTCCGGGCCTCTTCGTCGATCAAGATTCCCCGAGCCATCATGTCGATGACCATGGGGAGCATGGACCGCTCGAACTCGTAGGTGGGGGACTGGGGTATCTTCTTCCAGATTTCGAGGGTGAGTGCCCCGTCCAGCCCATTGTAGGCCATGTGTTGCTGGACAGGCGTGAGTCCTTCGAGTCTGTCTGATTCCAGGGTCTTCATGAGGTTGGGCCTGGGGCTCCGAGCAGGGGTCTGTCGTCAATGAGCATGCCCCACTTCTGGGCGTCGAGAATTATTCCGAGGCAGGCTCGGGCATGGCCCAGGTGGTGTGCTCCAGATTCGATGTCCCGGTCCTGACCTTCCCACCACTGGGTCAGGTGCCTGAGGGCTGCCGCGTAGTAGACTGAGGCTGCCACGCTGTTCTGTCTCCAGTTGTAGGCCCCGTACTTTTCTGCTCCTTGCCTGAATGCGTGCGACTCCTGGACCAGTCCTTCAGGCGGGACTAGGTGTAGGGGATCCTTGACTATCCCATACTTCGATTTGGGGTTCGAGTCCGGTAAGTTCGTGGATGACACGTCCAATCTCCTCTGCAAGGGTCCGGTGTTCTTTCTGGGTTGAGGGGTCCGTCCGCACCTGAAGGTAGTGGAGCCACGAGCGCAGACTGCCCTTCATGTAGAGGCAAGACTCAGTCATGCCTTCGGGTAGGATTGCACGGGCCACCTCCTTCGCAATGCCCCGACGAAGTGCCTCCTGGTACAGGGAGAGGGCGAGGGTCGCAACCTGTTCCTGCATCTGGGTCCACTCCTGGCAGACCTGGGGATCGACGAGGGGGAGGGAGTTCTGCCTATTCTTCAGGTCTTGGGCGCGGGCCTCTCGCACGACCATGGTCGAGGGGGCCTCTGCGTACCTCTGAGAGAACTCCTGAAAGGAGAAGCTACGATGGCGCAGAAGTTGGCGGGCAATGTCCCGGGTCGTCCTGATTTCGAGGGTGATGTCGACCATTTCGAGCGGGGACCAATGCCGGTGCCGCATGAGGTAGGAGACGAGCCTGGGCCCAGTCTGCACATTGTGCTGATTCGTGGGGTTCGAGATGCGCGCACAGTAGGCGACGAGGTCGATGGCCCCACCAATGCCTGGGACGAGGGACTGGGTGATGGAGATGGGCCGGACTGTCATGTGAGTCGCAATGTCCTTCCTTCGTCGATCATCTTGCGGACGTTCCGCCTAAAGTAGTCGTAGTCTATGTTGAGGCAGAGGCACATTTCTTTGAGGGGCGTGGCCGACGAGGAGAAGATGACGTCGCGTGCCTGGGACCTGATGGACGAGGGCTTGCGCGAGGTGGCATCCCCGACTGCCTGCAAGATGACAGCCAGGAAGAACCGTTCTTCGGGCATGAGGGTGCGTGCTGCCGAGACGCCTATGCTGTAGTAGGCGAGGTTGTCCCAGGCTGGGTCTACGATCTCATGCTTGGGTTTACTCATCGGCCTTGTTGCGGTCCTTGACCTTTCCTACTCGGAGCAGCTTCCAGGCCTTCTCGTTGCAGTAGATGGAACCGAGGAAACCTAGGGACTTGAGCCACTCAATTTCGTTACTATGGCTGAGAAGCATCGTATCGTCAACAGGGTATCGTGCGTGGATCCCCATCATCCTGAGATAGGTCAGGTCGTACGTGGCGTTGTGGGCAATCTTGCGGCACGGGGATGCCATAAGGAGTTGAATGCTGGTCCATATATGGACCTCGTCTTCTTCGGTCCAGAAGTTGTGATCGTGCCAGAAGATGGGGACGACGTAGACCTCGGTCGGACTTGGGGCGAAGCAGATCATGGTGATCTGGCGGTCTGTCGTCTCGATGTCGAAGGCGAAGGTGCCGGCAGACAGGACATTCTCGACGGCCCGGTCCATGTCTCGGAGCGTCTCGACAATGTGGATGCGCCTGAGGGGAAAGGTGGACTTGGGCTGGGCTGATTCGGAGACGGCCTTCTTCAGGTCCATCGCGAGGACGGGCAGGAGATGGTGTTGCTTGACGATGTCCCGGGGATGGTGTGACCCTATGACTCGGACCCCGTCCCAGTAGGTGATGACTCCTCGGTTATCTGACAGTCGAGAATTCGTGAGACACCAGTAGGAAAGTTCACCCAGAGCGATAACGAATCGGGCTCCCCTGAGGGCTGCTCGTACCCTATTGTAATCTGCAAGGTAGGTCCCCCGCAGATGACCGTGTTTGAAATGGAGGGGATTGGCTTTGTCATCCTTGGCCGTCTTCTTGGGTGTGAAGTAGAGGGAGGGCTTCTGACTCGGGGGCGGGGGAAAGAGGGTGATGAACTGGGGATCGGACAGGCCTGCATACTCAGAGGCTACCCGGAAGAGGGAACCTGGGTAGCCTAGGAGGGAGCCCCCAGCCTTGATGTCGTGGATCGAGGGGTAGTCGAGGAGGATTATGGGAGATGATTCCATATGAAGATCCCTGCCGAGGTTCCCATCGTAAGAAAGCCTGTGACTAGGAGACCGGCTGCCACGTGTTCGCCCACGCTCACGTAGATTGTGTGGGGGCTAGCCCAGATCAGTCCTACGATCAGGCCCGCAAGAAAGATGAAGAATCCTATTAGCATTATCATGGGTTGTCCTCAGAAGTGGGGGCTCACGTCGTTGCCCCCGGCTTGTCCATTGCGACCCTAGGGGGAACCATTAGGTGGGTAGGACAATGCCATGGCGTCAGGGCTTGCGGGCGGCAGTGACCTGGGTGTAGGTCTTGCCGGACTGGCTATTGACCTCGACCGTATAATCGAAGATGCACTCTACCCCGGGTAACTTTTCGAGGGCACGGGCAGCGTGGATGGGGAAGTCGAGCGGGACGATCTCATTCACCCACTTCAGGAACATGGGCGTCGCCTTCTTGGAGAAGTAGAAGCGGCGCGACTGGAGGTGGCGTCCGAGTTCCACGCCCTCCATGTCTTGGCCTGAAAGGGCCTCCTCAATTTTGAAGTAGATCACCGCATACTCGGTGCCCTGGCCAGAAGTCTTGGTCTCGTACGTGGTGATGAAGCCTCGGTAGGTGCCCGGGGGAGCGTAGCGGGGATTGA